GTTTGCACATTTACATCTTTTACCAAAAACTTTATCTACTAATTTAGTATAAACAGTTCTGATAATTTCATATGGCCAACATAAAAAGTTTTTCATTATTTTATTTTGCCACCTTTTTTCATAAAGCCCATTTTATTTCTAACTTTTTTAGGTAGTTTTCCTAATGATTTTTTCTTTGCTGCTGGTACTGGTTTTAAAGTTTTACCACCTGCTTTATACATGGGTCTTTTCATCATGTTCATATTATTTCATTCCTCTAGATTCATCTCTTCTAGATTTAAAACTTTGTGATTTAGTAGATTCTTTTCCTCTTCTTGCTCCTAAAGATTCATCAAGTTTAGAGTTAGCGCTTTGTTTTTTTTCAGCTTCTCCGTATCTTGATTCATAGGGTCTTGTTCCATAATCGTTTCTCATAATAGTTGCTCCTTATTTTTGTTTTATCAGATTTGTTGCCTTAAGTCCGTAGACGCTCGCAATGACACCTACGAAAATTGTTTGATACCAAATTGGTAAATTTCCAAAGTGCAGAAAGAATAGCTCCATTTTCTCCATATGTACAGGATTATCCGACCATACCGACCATCCCAGCATTACGATGGGCACTGAAAGCAAAATTAAAATAAATTCGTCTTTCCAGTCCGATTGTCTAGATTCTAAAAGTTTGCCTTGGTAAGCTTCCTCACCAGCGGCCATTTTTGATGCATGCATAAGCTGTGCATCCGACATAGCCATTTTCGTTCTCTGTTTGTTAGCGTAAATTTTACTACCAGCAGAAACGGCTAATTTAATTGCCGAGATCCACATTTAGTACCACTTAGCCTTAACAGGTTTTTTGTCAGCTCTCATTGCTTTAGTTCCTCTAACAGTCACAGTCTGTGTTTCAGTACCACTAGTCATTTCGATAGTTTTACCGCCTGTTGAATAACCGTCTGGACCACAACCAAGTTCTTTTTCGATCTTGACGTCGTCGTTCATGAAAGTTGATCCTCTTTGCCAATCTTTGCTCATAGTTTTTCTCCTTATATTTTAATTATACTAATTTTTTTTAAAATTTCTACCAAAATCGTTTTTTTTACTTTGATCTGCCATTGTTTGTTTGGTAAGTGAAATTCCTGCACGCATTTCGGCTAGTTCTTGGTTTTGATCTAACTTTTCATCGTGTTGTTGATCGTTCATCATAGCTCTCATAGTGTCTAAATCAAGTCTTTGTTCATTATTAGCAGTTCTATCTTGATCTGCTCTAGCTTTTAAATCTAATTCTCTTGATTTTAGTTTAAGTAATGGATCTCCACCTACTTCACTACTAATCTTGTCTTCTTCTTTAGCATAATCCATAGTCATTTCTGCAATCAACACTGCTTTTCTAGCTTCCATCATAGAAGTTAGTTGTTTAACTCTTTGTTGCATTTGCATTGCTTGTGGATTTTGTTGCATTGCTTGAGGGTTCTGCATCATTGGGCCCATCTGTTGCATTTGTTGCTGCATCATTTGCATTTCTTTTATTTCTTCAACATACTCTAATTGAATTTGTTCTTGAGCCATTAAACTAATGTGTTCTAGTATATTTTTTTGTAAAGACATCATTGCCATAGGATTATTTTGTACCATAGATATAGACATGAAACTTAAGTGTGCATCAATATGTGCTTTATGATCTTGACCTGGGTATGCTTGAAAAGGTTTACCACTTATGGACATAATATGTTCTAAACTTGGGTCCATAGGTTGGGGTGGTTGTGGTGGAGGTAAAATTGCATTTACATTTTTGACTCCAATTGCATCATACATAGATCTATAAGCTTGATACAAATTATGGATTTTAGGATTAGATTGAGCTAACTGTAATTGAGTTTGCGCCATTGAAATTCTTTGAGTTTGAGAAAAAATGTTAGGATCAGCTACAGGTAAAATATCTACATTGTCATCAAAGTCTGTAACCTTAACATTTCTTGAAGCCCCTGGAACATCATAAGGATATTCTGGTGGTAGATAACTTTTAAATACTTCTGCTAATAATTTAAACTCATTCTTAAGACCTACGTATAATCTTTTATGAATAGCTGACATAACCCGCGATCCACGTTCCAATAACGCAACTGTAGTACCCACTGCTGCCGCTTGGTTCATATCACCAACTTGTGCATCAGCGATGCTCGCGAATCGTTGAGCAGAACTAACACAAATACCCATTAAAGATAATAGAGTTTGATCTGGTCCTTTAAATGGTAATTGCATAAATTGATCTTTAATATTTCCACCCGGAACGTCGACATCTCTAAATTCTCCAGGTTGTAAAGGTTGTGCGTCATCTCTCATTCTAACACCTCTAGTTTTAAAACCAGCGGGTAAGTTGGCTAAAGTTCCTGCATCTAATAATTGTCTTAATGCAACAGTTGCAGTACGTGTTAGTCCACCAATCATGTGAATTAAACCTAAACCATAAAAACCTAAACCCGGTAAAAATTTAAAATGTACAAAATAATCTTTTTTCTTTTTTAAAGGATCTTGTTCACCGTAGTTTCTTCTTATAGATAAAACTTTTGAGTTAGCTTCATCAATTGTAATTATATAAGGTAATCTAATTCCAGTGGGCTCACCATCTTCAGGATTAATATCTTCATGTCCTTCCAAATCTACATCAACATGCATTTCTAAAATAGTATACATATCTGCAGAACCATTCATTTGAATGCCTTCTAGTTCTCTTTCTTTTTCTTTTAATTGATCTTCCTGTACTGGCGGTTCTCCCAAATCAATGTCTCTATAGAAACCATTGATTTGTTGTTTTCGTAAATCATTTTCTGACATACGAATAACATGGATTACAGCTTCCGCATCTTCTAATGAGGTAGCAGAGTACGGCACGACTAAATCTTCAGCCGGGATAAATTTAGATACGGCTCTACCTAAAAGATCATCATAATAAACTTTTTTAAAAGTAGATCCCGATAGAGGTAAATAAAATAACATTTGATCAAACTCAGGTTCATACTCTTTCATTTGATCCATAATTTGATAATTCATAAAATCTTTAACTCTCTTAGATTGATCTTCCTTAGCTATATTTGCATCACCCATAATTTGAGTTCTAACTGGACCATCTGCTGGTAATAATTCTTTGTAAGCTTGTGCTTGGAATTGTGTAACTGCTTCTGCCAATACTGGGTGAGTAACTGAGCTTGCTCCTCTGAAAGGTTCAGTTCTAGTTATGTATTTAAATCCTAAAAGATTTAAACCTTCTCTATAACTTTCAGCCCATTCTTGTCTGGACTCTTTATAATTTGTATATTTTTCCATTAGCTCTGAAGCCAAAGGATCTAAAACTTTATCTTCTAAATATTCTGCTAAATTTTCAAAATGATCTTCTCCACCTTCTGGATTTACTTTGGATGGATCAAAATTAATAGTTGCTCCACCATCATCATCCATTTCAATTTCGGTTTGACCGTCTTGAGATTTTTCAATAATTTCTTCTTTAGATTCAATAATTGCTTCCTCACCAGGAATTTCAATTTCGGTCATTGTATTTGGTAGTGATTTATCTATAGTAGCCATAAGCTATTTATACCTTCTCTGTTATTGTTTCAACACCTTCTTCAACTAAGGTACTATCAGGTGTTTTATCTACTGTCAAACTCTCTAAAACTTCATTCATAATAGTTGGGTCATAAGTAGTTTCATATTCTGTTTCTGCTGCAAATTCTAATATATCTTGTTGTGTAGCAATTGGATCATCAGGTGTTGGTTCTGAATTTATATTAGGTACTACTACTAATCTTCCGATAACTGGATTAAATTTTATTTCTTTCATTTAATGCACTATTTTAAATTCTACGTCAACCTTGTTGTAGTCTACCATTAAATATCCATTGTCATGTTTAACAGAAGCCCATGGTACTTCGTGAGCCATAACTCCTTGATAAACTTTAGGATTGTTTAGGTAGGTAAAGTTGTAGATGTTAATATCAGATGGAGATTTTCCAACTAGCTCAATATTATCTTTTAATCTTATATCACTGAAACCTAGGTCAGAACTTCTATTTTCTCTAGAGCTTCGGCTACTGCCACCATAACCACCTGATCTAGAATTATCTCTGTCTGATCTATAGTTACCACCACCTCCACTTGTAGTTTGACCTTTAGCTTTTTGTGCATCTGCAATTGCTTGTCTTCTTGATAGTTCATCTTTTCTATCGGATGCTATTTTCTTATCTTTTTTAACAGCTGTTGTTGTATTCTTTTTTATTTTATCAAAACCAAAGTTACCTGTTTTTTTTCTTAAAGCGTTAAGACCTAAACTACCTAAGTAACCCGGTAAATTAAGAGAACCTGCAAGTTTACTTCCTACAGCTCCCGTTCCTAAATTTGCTAAACTTAATGCATCTTTAAAATCATATCCTTTAAGGCTATCAATTAAACCTGCTAAACCACTTAACTCTTTTTTGTCGAAAGAAGGAGTGTATCCTTCAAATCCTGGATCTCCTACTTGTGGATCATCTACTGAAGCACCATAACTATCAAAAATTTCTGGATTAGCTATTCTACTTAAAGGCCCGTCAAAAGTTGTTACTCCTGGAAATGATTTAATATTAGGTGTTGCACCTATTGTAGAATTAACTGTTCTTGCTAATCTTCCCATGTCATCACTTCCCCCTGGTCCTTTAAAACCAGATCTAATTCTAGCTGAAGGACTTAAGTCTTGTACTTGAATACTGTCATCTATAAATGCTGGACTGTTTGCAATATCTGCCATTGTTGGTCTACTACTAGTTGGTCTACCCATCGAACCAAGTGTTGCAGCTAGTGCGGCAGAATTTGGTATACTTGTTGATACCTCACCAGCAATGTCTCTCATGTTTGGTCTTTCAAATCCTGTTGATCCTAATTCTTCTGATACAACTCTAGAATCATTAGTTGGATTACCTAAATTATTTATATTAAAACCTAATTCTTCTCCAGCAATGTCTCTCATGTTTGGTCTACCAGTAGTTGATGAACCCGTTGAACCAAGTGCTGCAGCTAATGCTGCGCTTGGTGGTAAAGATGATATATCTATTTCAGAAGCTTGTGCTGATCCCATATTTGAAAATGAATCTTTAAGGTTTGAAAGTGAATTTTTAACACCACCTGAATTAACATAATCCAACATAGCACTACCAGTACTTCCTGTATCTTGATCGGGAGTAAAATCATAGTTTAAACCTGTACGACCTTCTGGACTAAAATCATATTTTCCTACACTTCCTGCTAGTGCAAAATCAGCAGGGTTGTTTACAGCTAAATCCATTAAACCTCCAACCATTCTTCCACCGGATGGAGTCAAACCATATTCTTCATAACCAACGTTTCCTCTATTTCTTCCAGCCTCTATTTCTTCCATTCTATTTTGCATAGTTTCGGTACCAACAGGATCTTGATATCCTAAAAGTCCTCTGCCAAAATTTATAGCTGGAGCGCCAAGAGTTGCCAAATATTCCGTGAGTCCTGGTAACTTACCTGCATAACCACCTGGACCATTTACTAAACCACGTTTAGGTTGCATCATTGAACCTATGCCGCCGCCATTCATATATCCCATAGACATATCTTCAGCAGCTTCTTCAAAATCTTCATTTTGTTTTTTTAATTCTTTTTCTGCCATGTATCTTCGCAGCATTGTAA